TTTCTCTTTCTTTTTTTTCTTTTTGTTTTTTTTCTTTTTTTTTTCTTTCTTTTTCTCTTTTTTTTCTTTCTTTCCTTTCTTTTTCTTCTTTTTTTTCTATTTTATTTTTTATGCGTTGTTCTTCTCGTATTTGCAGTTTCTCATTTAGTATTCTATTTTGAAGTTCTACACTTCCATCTGCTTTACCCATTCTTAATTATAAAATATATATTTATATGTTTATATTTAGCTAAAATTATTATTATCATATATTAAAACATGTACGATTATTTATATGTTTTAATTATAATATTATTAATATATTCTTCGTTATACTATATATTTGATAATGAATTCTCAATATACCAAACAAATGTAACTCATTTTGATTTTGATTTATTATATAAAAGACAACCAATAGTTATAAATGATAAAATCAATGATATGAATGAATTATTATATAATTGGTTTTTACAAAATATTATAAAAAAAAATATTACATTTACTGATTCTTGGCAACGTAACAATTATAAATATTTATTAGTATATTCCAAAGAACCATGCGAGGTTACATTATGTAATCCTAAAACAAATACTGTACATGGACTGCCAGATACTTCGGCTGAAATATCCACAATTAAATTGAATAATATGGCTCTTATAATACCTTTTAAATGGTACTATCACATATCATCAGATAATATTGAAGCTTATGGTATTCACGATTATATAACATATATGTTAGAGATTTTTTAAATATAGCAATGTAAAATGATGTCATCGGCGGGGTTCGAACCCGCGCGTGCTTATGCACAACAGATCTTAAGTCTGTCCCCTTAGACCGCTCGGGCACGATGACATACGCCACTAAGGCTATATTTAATGTAAAAATAAGGCGCAAGGAAAGCAATTCCTTGTTATCTATATATATCATCATATCCTTATATGTTTTTTAATAAAAAATGATAATCTTGTAAAGTATATAAGATAGAAATGGACGAATTAATTGATACTCTTGACTCTACTACTCTTGCAAGCAACGAATCCCGAGAACTTATAGAATATATTAATACAATTGATATTAATGTTGATGTTAAAAAATGCCTGGCATATTTAATTGAAAATGATAATCACTGTGACTATCTTACTATATATAATATATGTATGGAAAATGATATTGAATTACCCCCAATGTAAAAATGAGTACATAATTAATAAAAAAGTTAAAATTATAAAAAGTTTATAAAATCTCTAAGAAAATAAAATTATGTACTCATTTTTAGAGGGGCTTAAAATTTTTTCTATAAATTAAGTGGTATATACCATAAATCCTAAATAAGTATAAAAATTGATAATACCTATTTTTCACTTACACACCCCGATAAGCAACGAAGTAATAAACACACCCAACCTATAACAACTATGACGGACGAGAAATTGTCTAAAAACCCCAAGATGACCGTAGATGAAGTAAAAGAATTATTAGAAAAACTAGATATTTCTAAATTGGAAAAACCCAAAAAAGATAAAGGTAAACGAGGTAAAAATCTTGAAAATATTTTTGGTATTCCCAATGGAACTTGTTTGACTGATTTAGAAGATGGTGAACTTAAATCATATACAATGGGAGAAACAATAGCAGTAACACAGTTGGGTCATTGTTTAGCAGATATAATTGATAATTATATTAATTTTGAAGAAACAAAAGTATACAAAAAAATGAAAAAAGTTATATATATAGCATATGAAAAAAATGGTAATTATAAAAATTGGAAAGTTGTTGATTTGAAAGAAGATGATGATTATTTTAACAAATTAAAGGAAGATTATAAGTATATTAGCGAAAAAATAAAAATAGCATATGAAAATAAAAAGAAGTTATCTACAATTACAGGACCAAATAATATACTACAAATTAGAACAAAGGCTTCTAAAAATATAAAAACTAATTCCTATCCAAAATTAATATATAATGGCTTTGAATTAAAGGATAAATATATGGCATTTTATATATGTTCTTCTTATGGTAAAACACTTATGGATTAATTATAAATAATTACCTCTGTCGTAGTTGAACCTGGATTCTTTGAGTTTATCGCCCGTCTAGCTACAATGTCCTCACAATTATAATCTTTAAAGCTATTTGTAACAATATCCACTTTTGCATTACTCATTATAAATTTGATATTTTCTATTTTTTTTATTTCTGCAAATAGCGATTCATGCGTTTTTAAATTAAACCCTCCTTCAACATATCCAACAAAAGATTTAGAATTTTCAGGAGCATATGGTGGGTCTAAATATACAAGGTCTCCATCTTTAACATTCTTTATTGATTCAATAAAACTATTATGTTTGAATACTACATCTTTAATTAAACTACTTATATCATCAAGCTCATTCTTAGATATCAATGATGGTGTTTTTTTATAATGTCCATAAGGCACGTTATATCCATTTGGTCCTTCGCGATACATTCCTCTAAAACATATTTTATTTATTAATATAAATAGTGCTGAACATTCAACAGTATTTTTATCTATATTATTATATTTATCTCTAAGCCAATAATAATAACTTTCTTTTGAAGTTTGTGCTTCTTCAATCGTTTTTGGCTTTCTATTAATTATACTACCAGTAATGCTATCGTACTTGTCATAATATGATTTGAGTATTTTATATAACTCATCTTTGTTATTTTGAACATTTTTATACATATTAATTAGATTAACATTGATATCATAAGCATAAATTTTATCTTTAATTAAAATTTTATTGTGCTTTTGTAATGATAATATGGCAAATAAAACACTACCTCCTCCCACAAATAGTTCATGATAATTATTAGTTTCTTTTGGCAATTTTGAAATAATACTATCGATAATTTGCGTTTTTCCACCAACCCATTTTAAAAAAGGTTTTTGTATTTTATAATCTGTCATTTATATTAAATAATAAATAAATCATAATCATTTTTTCTTTTTCTTGGCTACTTTGGATTCAACAATGCCTTTCAAGTCATTTTCATAATCTGTCATAATATCTTCTTTGTTTTGAATCCATGCTTTTTCTAACTCACTAAGATCATTTAACCACAAGTCTTCAATATTAGTATCTCTAAGAGTTTTCAATTTATCTTCTAATGCTGCCAATTCTTTTTCAAGTATTACCTTTCTATCATAGGTTAGTTGCGAAATCGGTAGTTTAAGAAGATAGTTATATTGTTGTACCTTTTTACTAGACACTTCATCATCCTCAGCGGCATCATCATCACCCTCTGTATCAATTGGAGGATATTTCAATTCAACAAGTCTTGCTACGATATCAACAAGCTTCTTATTCATGATTTGAATTTTTCCCTCAATTACATCAAGAATGAATCGCATCTTATTACTGAGTACCTTTGCATCTTTTTCCATGATTTTAATTTGATACATTTTACGTTCAAAGTATTTTAGAATACGAGTTTCTGCCCATTCCTTGATAATTTCACTCGTAGATTCGTAACGTTGAATAGCTCCTTCATTGCTAAACAAATGAATATTATTAATACTTAGATTCTTACTAGAAGCCAATTTAAATAGAGTCTCAAATTTACCTTCTATCTTAGCTTTAACACTTGTACTAAAATGCAATACAAATCTAACATTCTTTGATGTATAATGATTTTCAATATATTTTAAGTTATTCAATCCACTTGTAATCATTGTTTCCAAGAAATCTTTATAATCTTCTGTCCATGTTCCAATAGGCAATTCAGTAATCTCAACAGTTTGGTCATCCAACCATCTATATACACCCTTACTAATATAAGAATTCTTTTCAGCCTTTTCAATAGTTCCCTTGAAACCCAGATAATAAGGTATCATATTATCCATTTCTAATACACTTAGTGTATCATAAACCATGTCTAAATCTTCCTCTTTTTTAACAGTAATCTTTGAACTTTTAATTACATTACAAATTAATTTGCAAGTATCAATAATTTCACTTGGATTATATTGAGGGATATTTGTAGAGTATCCCGTTCCAATACCAATTCCCCCATTTACCAAAATCATAGGAATAATAGGAATGTAATATTCTGGTTCAATTTGTTGCCCATCATCATCTTGATAGTTTAATATGATATTATCTTCTTCTTTGAAAATCATTCTAGTAAGTTTGGATAACAATGTGAAAATATACCTGGGGGATGATGCATCTTGCCCGCCCTGACAACGGCTACCAAATTGACCATTAGGACTTAACAAATTGATGTTATTTGATCCAACAAATATCTGCGCCATTCCTACAATGGCCTGTTGTAGAGATGCCTCACCGTGATGATATGCTGAAACTTCACTTACATATCCCGACAACTGAGCTACTTTAATTTCATTAGTATAAAGTTTTCTCTTGAAACAAGCGTATAAAATCTTACGCGTGCTTTCTTTTAGACCATCGCATATATGATTAATAGAACGTTGCAAATCTCTGTTTGAGAAATGAATAAGCTCCTTATCAACAAACGATTTATAATCAACATTATTTTTAGAGTAATCCAACACTCTATCTTTATCATAATCTTGAAGCCATAACTTTCTATCATCGGCTCGCTTCTTATTAAAAGCCAAATCAATTACTTCATCCGCATTTTCATCATACATATAGGTTACCTTTTTCATTTGTTTGAAATATTCTTTCGATTCTTGATCATTTGAAGTACCTAATCCCTTGTAATATTTGATTTTCCAATTACCAGTTTTCGCTTCACTAGTTTCTAACCAACGCTCGTAATCAGTCATATTATAAAACTCAATTACTTCTTTTCTAGCATTTGTAGCTTTAATGATAGGTGTAAGCATAGATGTTAGAAATCCAGAAATCTCATAGAGTTCATGCCACATACTTTGAAATATATTGAATATCAACCCCTTGATATGACTTCCGTCATGATCTTGATCTGTCATAATCATAATAGAACCATAGCGCAACTGACTTACATCAGTATATTTTTTATTTTGCTCTAATCCCATAATCTTTTTGATAGCCGTAATTTCATTGTTATCTGATATTTTTTGCATAGTAGCATCTTTTACATTTAGAATTTTACCACGTAACGGGAACACACCGTACTTATCACGCCCAATTACACTTAACCCAGAAATAGCCATGGTTTTAGCCGAATCCCCCTCTGTTAGAATCAACGTACATTCAGAGCTTTGTTTTGTACCCGCAAAGTTAGCATCGTCTAATTTTGGAACAATAATGCGAGATATTTTTTTACCATCAGTCTTAACAAGCTTCTTTTTATCATAGAACTCTGTAATACTCAAAGCCTTGTCTACAATTCCTGATTTGTAAAGCTTATCAAAGAATTTATCACTAAGCTCGCATTTTGAACCAAACTTAGCAACTGGTGTAGTAAGTGTTTCTTTACTTTGCGAATCAAAACTCGGATTTACGATGAGTGCCTTCACAAATACAAACAAATTATCTTTGATATGTTGTGATTTTACAGCCTTCTTTTTCTTTGCAAGTGTCATATCAACAAGGTTCTTTGTTATCATATTCGTAATATATTCAACATGTTTCCCACCTTTAATTGTATTAATACCATTGACAAATGATAAATATTCAAATGAACCCGATGATGATATTGATGCTACAACTTCCCATCGCTGCCCAGATGATTCGTATACAAAAGGTTGCTCTTTTTTATCCAAGAATAATTCACAATACTTTTCAAAGTCTTTAATAGTAAGCTTTTCGCCATTGAAGTAAACAGATACATCCTTGTGTGTTGTAGCACAAGCATCAATAACACGTCTATGAAATAATTTATAAATATCATCAGTTAATTTTTTGATACCGAATCTTTCATAATCAGGAGTAAATGTAATTTGAGTATATGGAGCTTTGTTACATGCTTTAACAGTAGGAGCTTCTTTTTCTGTCATATTATTACTAAATCTCTGTGTATAGATTTTCTTACTATAATGATCAACAGTTTCAATAATAAATTCCTTTGAAAATATATTAGCTAATTTACTCCCATAGCCATTTTTACCTCCCCATATTTTCTCTTCTCCTTTATCATAATTGGTTGATGTTAGTAATTCTCCGAATATAAGTTCAGGAACCCAAAGATTGCCATAACTACCATGTTTCCTGATATCAATTCCATTGCCATCATTTAAAATAGTAATTACGCCAGTAACTTTATCAATAGTAACTTTAAGATTTTTGACATGTTTGATATCTGTTTTACCTTTTTCTTCTTCGGCTTTAAGTCGCATAGCATGATCAATTGCATTAACAATAACTTCGTCAAAAATTTTTAATAGACCGGGAATATATGTTAATTCGTCAACATCCATTTTATTCTTACTTTCGTCATAAATGTAACTATTGATTTTTTGTGGTTCAATAGAACCAATATAAGTATCTGGTAAAGCTAGGATATGTTCGAGTAACTCATACTTTTTATACTTTTCTTCAACTGTTTTTACGGCTTGCGGCTTTGACATTGTAGTTCTCTTATTTGATTCTATATTTAAATAATCAATTTTTTATATACATATGCGATTAATTGATTAAAAAAATTTGATTAAACTTATATAGATAACAATGTCTGTATTAGAAATTAACAATTATGAATTATTTAACACAAAACTTAATGAAAATAGTATGACAGTTGTAGTTTTTTCTGCTGGATTTTGTAAACCATGTAAAGAAATATACCCATTTATCCAAGAACAAGCAGAAAAAAACACCAATATTACTTTTATAAAGGTAGATATTGAAGAGGGATATGAAATATCAGAAAAATATAATATACAAACAATACCTCATTTCAAATTTTTTAAAAACAATGATGAAATAGTTACTTTCTCAGGCGCAAATAGAAATAATATTACTGATGCTATTAATAAATTAATAGAATAAGTTTAACGAGATTCAAAATATCGTTAGTGCGAAATTAATAGAATAATTATTTATTTTTATTATTTAGTCATATGTTTATTGTAGGAATACCAATAGAGTTAAAACCAAATGAAACAAGAGTATCATTAATACCAGAAGATGTTGCTAAACTTACAAATAGTGGTATAAAAGTTTATATACAAAATAATGCAGGGATTAATGCATTACATACAAATCAAGATTATCTAAATGTAGGGGCTGAAATATGCAATTCAATAGAAGAAATTTATAGTAAGGCGAATCTAATCGTTAAAGTTAAAGAACCACAAGAAGAAGAATATAAATATATAAATTATAAACATACTATGATAACATTTTTTCATTTTGCAAGCAATAGACCTCTTCTTGATCATATGGTAAATAATGAAGTTACTTGCTATGCTTATGAAACAATTAAGGTTTTTAATAGTGATGGTGTAGGATATTATCCAATATTAGCTGAAATGTCTAAAATCGCAGGTGAAATATCTATGATGGATGCGATTAAATTTATGTTTACGGATAATATTTACGATTATAATACACAAATAGCAATATTAGGCGTTGGTAATGCTGGATTATCGGCTCTTAATATTGCAATAGAAAGTGGATTTAATAATATATGTTTATTAGATAAAGATTATCAGAAAATAGAAAAAATTAAAAATGACAATAGTAATATTATCAATATATATGAATTGACAGATGAAAATGTTAATTTACTTGTGAACAATTCTAAAATTATAATAGGTAGCATATATAATACCAGTATAGGTGGTCCAACAGAAAAATTAATAACTAACAATATGCTAAATAGTATGCAAAAGGGTTCTATAATTATGGATATAGCAATAGACCAAGGTGGTATTACTGAACAATCAACTCCAACTACCCTTACAAATAAATTTATAAATTATAATGGCATATATATATCATGTATTCCAAATATACCTAGTTATGTTCCAGAAAAAGCTTCAAAATTATTATCAAACTCCATAATAAAATATGTTTTATCTATTTGCAATAAAAGTACTGGTGATTATCCCGAATTAGATGAAGGATTTGGATTAAATGTTAATAAAAAAAACTTTTATATATAAAAATAATTTATAATAAAAATTAAAAGATGAGATGTTATATTAAGGCATTATTTTATATATTATTTACAAGTAGCATTTATTCATATGAAATATCATTTCCAACTTTCAAAAAAAATCTTGCTGTTATCAAAAATGCTAACATTAATAAACTAGACAATAAAGATATTTCAGATTTTAAACTATTATTTAAATCAGTTCCCATGTTATTATTTAAAAACCAAGACTTAGAACCCAAAAAATTATATGAGTTTTGTAAAAGCTTTGACGATAAAGCCACAGATAAAGTGATAAATCCATTTAAGTATTCACAAATAGATGAAGTACCACAAGTTGCTCTAAGAGGTCAGGGATATATTAAAGATTTTTATGGTATCAAAAATATTACATTAAAATATAGTGAACCTTTCAAAAACACACTTGTATGGCATCAAGATATTGTAGGCCATGGCACGGGGCTACCACCGGTTGTATCATCAATATATATGATTATAACTCCCGAATGCGGGGGTAATACATTATTTGCAAGTATGGAAGATGCCTATGATTCTATGGATTTTTTTATGAAAAAAAAAATAAAAAAGTATAATGTCATTTATTCAAATACACAAAAAGATATGATGAATTCTTATTTTGATTATACGGGAATAAATCGCGTTTCAAATGAAAAAACAGTAATTGCCGGTACAAGCATAATTACGAGAGAGCCTCTCATAGTTTATTCGAATAAAGATAACCGAAGAAAATCACTGATGCTATCACCATTTAGATTTAATAAGTTTGATAAATTATCATGTGACGATAGTTTTGATTTATACAGAGAGATAATGTCAAAATATATATTAACTTCAAATAATATTATTGATATTAATTGGGAAAAAAATGATTTATTAATATTTAATAATCGCAAATTAATTCATGCCTCAACCCCAGCAATTCAATATTCAAATAAAGTACGACTTTATTATAGCTGCTTTATTGGTACAAGAGAACCCATAATTAGAGGTTAATAATTATATAAATGTGTTAAAATCTCGGTGTATATAGAACTTGAAACTATTTCACTACATATATCTGGAATAGATTTATTTTCTATATCAATTATTATAATGTTTTTATTATTTTTAATAGCATTATAATAAACAGTTTCATGTAGTTCGTGGATTCGCTGTATATATTCTATTTTAATGTTTTTTTCCGATTCTCTTCCCCTCTTTTTTATTCTGTTAAAACACATCTCTGGATCTGAACGTAAATAAATATATGCAGAAGGTTGCCATAAATCATCTGTTGTTTTATGTAATTTGTAAATATTATTATACTCTTCTGTGCTAATTGTTTTATCCTCGTATGCTTTTTCTACAAAAACATTTTTAATAAAATACGGGCTTCTTTCCATAAGAACAATTACGTTTGATTTTTCTTGTATCCAACATCTATCTATCCATACTTTAATCTGAAAATTATAAGTGCTATTATTACTATCGTAAATATTTTTTAAATATTCGGTCCAGCTGTCAACGGGTTCAATATCAATCGCGGTTTTATAATTTTTATGAAAATAATTTAAAATACTTGTTTTACAACTACCTATATTACCATCAATAGTTATAATCGGCATTTTTATATTAAATTATATAATTAATTTTTATATATCATTTTTTTAAAATCTTGCTGTTCAAAATTTTTTTAACGGTAGATAATGTTAATTCCTTTCCTTTTGATTTTATCAATTTGATAATAATACTATTTAGAAATAATTCTAATTTATTACATATAACTTTTAAAGATCCCTTTGTTATTTTAACTTTAAAATGTTTGAAAACTTTCTCTAATTTAACTTTTAATATTCCGCTTACTTTTTTACATTTAGCTAATTTAAATGAAGAAGGGCTTTTTCTTGATTTAGCACCACCATCTTGAATATTAAAAGTGGAATGTAATGCGGGTCTCCCTATATTTTCTCCAAAATTTATATTCATTATGTCGGAACCTTGATTTTCTTGCTTATACATGGACTCTTCGCCTCCAAAAAAAGCTAATGTATTAAATGCACCCCCTCCATTCATACATTTATTTTTACTAAAACATAAAGTGGTAATATACTTCTTTATAAATACCATATGTTTATCTAATATTTTCTTAGCACCGGCTTTTAATGATATTAGTGAAGCAATAGCAACAAAATTAAATATTACCTTATCAATATATTTAGATAATAGCATTATTATTTTACCTTGATTCTTAATTTTTTTTTTAGATTTTATGTGATTTATAATTTCAATGGCGCAATATTTTATTTTCTGACAATTAGACATATACATTTACTACTATATAAAATGAAAATAAATATATATAATAAGAAGAATGGAATATTTTAAGCTTAATCAAGATAATCCCATATCCGAATTAATAAACGGTAGAGTTAATGCTACTGATAATAGTTATAAAATTCAGCAAGGTATAGATAAAGCAACAGAACATCAAACAAATATTATATCTCGCAATTTAAATTGTACAGGGGTGTCAAAAGTATATTTTTCAATGGAGAATATTGATATTTTACAAACTGGTATTAGAAATAAAATATTAAATGATACTAATGGTCAATATAGTATTGGGCGACAAAAAGACAATGAACTCAAAATTGTGATGCGGTCCATTTATTTCCAACATGCTAAAAATCAATCTACAAATATAACACAGCAAGTATTGGAATTAAATACGCGCGTAATTGAATGGTGCGTTCCTGAAATAATATCAAATATTAAACAATCGCAGCGATATATTAAAGATATCAGTACAATGCCAGTGCCTCTTGAAAGATCTGTTTTACCTTCAAGAAAAGGGTTAAAAACTCTTGATGTAACAAATATTAATTAAATAATATAATATTATAGAAGTATAGATATAATATATGGGTAGTTACGCGGACACAGCATGGCTTTATGACTCCGAAAGTACCGGAAATGTTCCTGGTACAAATAAACTTTTTGTGCCAAATGAGAAGGAATTAAAGTTATTCAAAGAGGAAAAAAGTAATATGTATAAAGGAACTTGGATGATATGCTTAGTATATGGTCTTTCAGCGTTGACATTACTTGGTGTCGTATTTTTTACTGACTGGGGGAGAACATATGTATATGAAAAATTCTTACCAGCAGTATTAACTTTCGTTATTGGTGCGATATTTATAATAGTATATTTATTATTCTCTATATTTGCTTTGCAGCCGCGTAAAATAGGAAAAGGATTTGATACAACTATGTCGTGTCCCGATTATTGGAAATTACATCGAGTTGATAATACACGAAAAGATGCTATTATAAATAATAATTTAAAATATGATTATGATTCTAACTGCGCACCTGGTAGTACATCGGGAACTGCTTGTAACCTAACAAAAAATAATAGTGAAAGATATCATATAAAAAATAGATACGATAAATCAATCGTAACAAGTGAATCTAAGAATATAAATTTTAAATGTGTTCCCGATTCTAATGTATTTGGTAAAACAGATGTCTATAAAAAAATGAAAGAACAATTGAACAATAACGATGTAACGTATTATGCCACTACATACACAGATAGTGATTTCAAAAGTGCGGATTTGGCAAACGACTTAGGAGGTTCAGCTGCTAATTCAGACAATTCCAATGATCAACTGAATAATTTAATACTCAAAAACACATTTTTATATAAAGATGCAAATCCAATAGTTGAAAATGGTAATACTTCATATCAATATGTTGATGGTGTTGATGCAAGTGATAAAATGCTAAATTATGCTAGCTTAACCGGCGCTTATAAAGATGATTGGGCACGAACAGGAACATCAACTGATAATACACCATTCCCAGGCTCTTTGTTTGTTGATCAAAAAAAAAATTATGAAAACAAACCTTTGATATGTAACGAAATATATCCAGGTTTATTGGATGATTTAGAAGAAGAAGAAGGAGAAGATAAATTAAAATGCGAATTAGCTAAAACATGTGGTATATCTTGGAGTAAATTAAATTGCGATTAAAACGCATAATTCTTACATATTCCAAATGTTTTTCTATGAAAATCGGTTATTCCGTTCTTATGAATAGCATCAAGATGCGATTTAGTTCCATAACCCTTATTTTTTTGTATATCATATAATTTTAATATTTCATTATTTATTACAAGTTCTTTAATATATTTAGTATGATAATCCTTTGCCAATATAGATGCGGCTGCTATTGTTAAATATTTTGAATCTCCTTTGGGTACACATTCAAATTCTATCATATCGTTATCATATCCGGGTGGAATATATGGTTTAAAATTAGGACCATCAATATATAAATAATCAATATTGCTCTTTCTATATGCAATATCAATTGCTCGGTGCATAGCCTTAATGGTTGCGTTTAATATATTAATATCATCAATTTCTTTTATAGAAGCTTCACCAATTCCATATGTTATACAATTTTCTTTGATATAGTTTGCGAGAAAATCACGTTTTTTTTCGGATAGTTTTTTTGAATCTTTAATTTGTTTATAATTATCATCTGGAAATTCATATGGTAATACGACACAAGCTGATATTACAGGACCAATAAAAGTACCTCTCGCGACCTCGTCAACACCCGCTACTATTCTGGTTTTATCAGGTAATATATATTGTGTATCCGTCATATCTTTAAAAGTAATGCGTTTAATTCTTTAAATATAATATATTTTATAATTATGAAGGCAAATCATTTTTTCATATTTTCATACCCTCTTGGCGTAATTGGATAACGCGTTCGACTTCTAATCGAAAGATTGTGGGTTCGAGTCCCATAGGGGGTATAAAAATATTATTATATATTAATAATATGTGTATCTTAGCGTGCAATCTATTTTTTAGAATATATGATTATTGCATATATTCTATAAATAAATATAACGATGAAAGCAGAGAAGAGCAAGAAATGCAATCTCTATTGAATGAAAATCCGTATTATGCATTAGAATAGTATTTATTTTTTCATGGCACAAAATATTTTACCATTACCAAAATTATCACCTACATAACAATGATGTGTATTTTTCATATTTTCTATTATATTATTAATATAAGATTCATTATCTATATTGTCAAAATCTTCAACTGGTTGTGGCCAATAAATTATTAATATTCTTTTGAAATTTAATAAATATTTAGCGAATTTTTCATGTGTTTCTAAATCAGTTTCTGTTAATGAATAAGTTGCTATAAAATTGATATTTGGCAAATTTACTATACATTTTTCGCTTTCATTTTGGTTACATGGTAAAAGATTAGTTCCTTTAATAAATTCATTATTTTCATCGTCCAATATATATTTTGTTTTAATATTTCGTTTATCTATAAAATATTTCTGTAAAATTACCATCAACGGCAAATCGTATATGATATGTTTGCCTTGAAAATTTAATTTGTTTAGTACATCAGCCATTTGCCCTGATCCTCCACCAAATTCAAATATAACTTCATCTGATTTTTCCAAATCTAACTGTAATTTATTAACCAATATATATATTGACCATACTTGTGCTACTCTATCAAGTTGTACATTATCATATAATTTAACTCCTATTGGACCATAATCATTATTGGATATTGCCGTTTTATAAAATATACATTCTGTATTTTTTTTTAATATGTTTAATTGTAATTTATTTTGTAGGCTATCTTCGGGCCAAATGAATATATGTGGTTTAATTTCATTTACTCTAAATAATTCTATGTTTTCATTCTCTAAATAATATCTAAGAGTTTTAGTCATATCATCCCATCCACCAGATGATTTAAAATTTTTATAAATAATTTTGCGTATAATATCTTTCATATTATTAATATAATTAATATGTTATTTTTTAAATAAAAAATGATCATATATGATAATTATCACATATTATCATGATGCGCAATAGAAAAGTGGATGATATAATTCATTACGAAGGCAATATTATTAGTAATCTAATAATAGATTATCTTGATGCCTTAATTGTTAACATTACACAACTATTAATGTTGATATTGTTATTTGCGTTATTTATAATTATAAATGCTTTTATTAGGATTCATTATACATATAAAAAATAAATATATATTTGTAATTATTAAAAATGGTCAAGGTTTTGGTTTTATACGTCTTTCATAAGTTTAATGACAGTGTTGATCATTTTTTTAAACATTGTATTTTTCGGGATGAAAATATTGATTTTTTAATTATAGCAAATGACATAAATTTTAAATTTAATTTAGTAAACCTACCAGAATATGTAATGACTATGGTTAGAAAAAATATAGGAAGGGATTTTGGCGGATGGAGTGAGGGATTATTGAAGGACCAATTATATAAAAAATATGATAAGTTCATTTTTGCTAATTCTACAATTATGGGCCCTTTTATTTCAGATAACACAAAATGGACTGATTATTATATTAATGGATTAAAAGACAATATTAAATTATTTGGAAGCACAATAAATAATGCTTATCATTCACATGTACAAACATATATATTCAGTTTAGATAAAGAAGCGTTAACCTATTTAATTGAAATAGGTAAATTTTCTATAACCAAATATCTACGTTCTGCGCGAGAAGCACAAAATAATGAAATATTAATATCAAAAGATATTACGGATAAAGGTTGGAATATTGGATGTTTATTAAAATGCTATCAGGGATTTGATTTCACTTTTAAAAATAAATCTAAAAAAGATTATGGTGACAAATTACATACTGATATAATGTATGAAAAATATAGAAATGTGTTATGGAATGAATATGAAGTGGTTTTCATTAAAGGCAATCGCATTAAGGTTACATCATAATTAATACGTTAGCGACCAATACAATACATAATAGTACTATATAGCAATACATTATTAGTAAGATGTTATCTGTATTTATATTAATAACCGAATTATCGTCTTTTGTCTTATAGTTATCTAGAAAGTTTTTATAGTCAGATACATTGTAAAATCCATAAACTATTGTAAGTGCTAACATTGATAATCCTGTTAGTCTTATAACATTTTTACTGTTTTCATCATTGTAAAGATTAGTTTGTGTACTGGCCAATAATGCAAATGATACTCCTGCTGCGGTAAATAATGTACGATTTACAGATTCAAATATCGATGTTTTCGCTAGTAATATATTATTTTCTATCGTTGTCATTTACTTATTAATAACATATTATTTTACCTTATTTGTAATTAATGCTAATCATGTAAATATTAACAATATACCTATAAATTGATATATATTGATAGTTTCGTTAAAATAATAATACGACAATATAATTGTATTGACCGTAAAAATATACAAACGCTGCTGTAAAAAATAAAATAGTTGCATGTAGACATTTTTTCATTTGTAACGGTTTTATAATTTTCACATAGAGTATCCAATGAAAAGCAAAAAATGCAATTATTAATTTAGTTAATATCAAAAATGCGAATGAATCTATATCAATAACAAACTTTTATATAATACATGTGTAATACCAAATGACGCAGCTGCTATAAAATATGGCTTATCATTTACTATATTAATATATTATATTTACATGATAGATTTGGATATTTGTCATATAATTTGAATATTGCCTTTTCTTTCATTTTAGCTTCAATCATGATATCAATATTTGTTTTATATTTTGTAGGTATTTCTAATAAATATTCTGGGATTGTCTCAATATAATCGCTATGATGTCCGCACTTACCCGCTCCTTGTTCACTAACATGAAACTTGGGTTTAATATTTCTACGCCTCCATGTTTCTAGGATTTTAGGAATATAATTATCAGGAATATCTAATTTTTCGTTTGGATGCATTATATTATAACATTCATAATGATGAGTATCAAATACAACGGGAATATTTACTTTTTCTGATACTTTTAAACAATCTTCTATTGAAAAGTTCCGTTCACAATTTTCTAGTACAAGGCGTCTCTTGATATTATCGGGCATTTTCATATAATTTTCACACCATCTTTCAATTGTTTTTTCTTTATCACCATAAACACCGCCTCCATGAATTACCATTACTGAATCATTTTCTAAACCCATCAAATCGAGTACGGTTGCGTGATAATTCAGGTCTCTAATTGTATGTTCTAAAACTGCTTTACTAGGTGTACCAATACAATTAAAATGTCCGGGGTGAAATGTAAGACGTTGATTATATTGTTTTGATTTTTCTCCAATTTTTTTCAATAGTTCTTTGGCAAAATCTAAGTAATAATCAGGTGCGTTTGGGTTAGATATGTGTGGAAACATTTCGCTAGACAAACGAAATACTTTAATACCATTTGCTTCATTCCAATCCATCATGATAAGAGTATCTTGAAGATTTTCTATAATTTTATTCTTTAAATTATCTACTCCTTTATCAATAAGCGTTTTTAAAATAACACTGCGGGAAGAGAAAACGGTCGGACAACATTCTCTTAGTTCAATATTGAGACAACAGAGACCCAGTTGAATAGCTTTGTTTTCACTCATTGTGATAATTAATATTTATTAAAATATTTATCATTTTTTTTATAAAAAGAGTACATAATTAATAAAATCTCTTGAATTTCTAAAAGTTTATAAAATCTCTAAGAAAATTAAATTATGTACTCATTTTGTCTAGGATTAAAATGTATCATTAAATTTAAAAATTGATTTAAAAAATTGTATAGAAACATTACAACATGAACTCTGAACTTGTATTCGAAATTATCTTCGATAATGAAAATTACTTCACCGACATTGACGTTAGAGAAGCAAAGGTGCTTCTATGCACTTACAAACCATTAAGAGAAAAAAGCTATATAACAACCCCCATTGAATTAGATAATGCTAGGGAATTATGTAATACTATATATAATACCATTCGCGAAAATATTATAAATGCGAAATATACAGTATTTAAAAACGGCAATAAAGATAATATAAATTATGATATTGATTTCTCTGATATTGTTGATGAATATTATAAGCTATCGGATATTGCAAAGGAAGAAGCGCATCGCATCGCTTTATCGGATTATTTGGAATTTCTAAAACCATGTGCTATTTATATGGCCGAAAAAGAGGATATTATAATGGCTCAAAATTACAATAAATTATTGGATATTATTGATATTATAGTAGATTACAAAATAATAGCAAAACATAGAGAATGTGTTGAGGAGTTTGGAGAATACGAAGAATATTATATCCAAAAAATGCTGGACATACACAAGAATTTTTAAAAAATGATATATGTATTATTTATATTTTTATATTTAAAATATGTACAAATGTATTATGAAAACTAATATTAACGAAGCTATCTATGATATTAGTGAAGCAATATACAAAGATATGTGTAGATATAATTGCGATAAAAATGATAGTGATAGTGAACTAAATGAAATAATTAACAATTGTGTTGATAATCATTGTGATTATATGACTAAATATGAATTAAATAGAACAATGTTAGAGTATGGAATTGATAATGCCGTAAATAAATATTCAGTTGATAAAGACCTTAATAAGATAAGTTCTGATAAATTCTCTAAAAATATTATTAAAAACCTTGTCATAAATTCTTACGAAATTACTATATAAATATATAATCCTTCTCAAAATTATTATCTAAAACAATCTGATTCTTTATTTTTGTTATTGTATTTGTATCGTATATATTATAAAATATATTGTTTATTTTTATTAATTTGAGACCATTGTGCAATTTATAAATAGGATATTTTGTATCTAATAACTTAAAAGATTCTTTTGTCAGTATCTTTACATTTTTACCCATATATTTCTATTTATTTAATATTTATTTTTTTTATACTAGCAAAATAAAAATTGATAGTCTTATATTTATATAAAGAATATACAAGATATATATAAAACAATGAACGTGATCCTTCCCAAGAACCTCGACACTGAGAAAATCAAGTATTCCGAGCTCAAAGTTATGAAATCGGGTGCTAAGTCGGTTTATCTCAATTATGCTTCATCAAAGATTAATATTCAAACTCCGGTTATGAATATTCCTTATGGAGTTAATGATAATCAAAAGTTCATTAAAGATGACCCTAAGCGCAAAGACGAACCCCCTAAATATGATATTACCGTATCATTTAAGGGTATTGATGAAAATCCTAAAATCAAAGTATTTCATGATAAAATGAAGGAGCTTGAAGAAAAAATCATTGAAGATGCTTTTGCTAATCGCCTTGCTTGGTTTAAGAATAATTATGGTGGAAACAAAGATACCGTATCTAATATGTTTACTCCAATTATTAAGCACGACAAGGATAAGGAAACCGGTGAAATTGCTAACAAATATCCACCAACATTCAAAGCCAAAATCCCTTATAATCCTCTTGAAGGCAAGTTTGAATTTGATGCTTATGACATGGATAATAAAGAAGTTGATTTTACCGAATATGTAGGTAATCTTAAAGGTGGTCGAGCTCAATTTATTATTCAACTAAATGGAATTTGGTTTGCCGCCGGTATGTTTGGGTGTAGTTGGAAGATTGTATCTGGTAAGTTTCAACTATCTAATTCAGCAAAGCCAACATTTGTCCAGGAGAGTGACGATGAAGTAGTAGAAGAAGAAGAAGATGAAGAAGATGATATTGAAGTAGATACCGATGCTATTAAAAAAAACGAAGTTGTAGAAGAGGTAACAAAAGTGTCAGATGAAGAAGAAGAAGATGAAGAAGAAGATGAAGAAGAAGAGGACGAAGAGAGCAAGGAAGTAGAGCCGCCTAAACCAGTTAAAAAGGTACCTGTTAAAAAAGCTGCGAAAAAATAAATATTTAAATTAATTATTCATTATATATATATATATATATATATTACTTATTTTTTTATAGTATAAATAATATTAAACTTATTATAATAGCCATAATAAATCTACCTAAAGGCAATGGTTCATTATAATCTTCGTCAAATAACTCAATATTATTTGATATTAATTTAGCTATCATTTCAAGTATTTTATATGCGATGGGTAATGATAATATAACAAAAAATAATCCACCATAAAATGCTGTTTTAAATTTACATACATAGTTATCTATAATGCTATCAAATTCTTTTTTAGGTTGTTCCATTTTAGGTGGAGTGTAAACAAAATCAGGCGTATAATTAATATTGTTTTTATACGTATTCATTTATTACATATATTCTACATAATAATATAGTAAAAAATTATTTGGCGATTCCGTATAGTTATTATTAAATATTGAAAATACATTTGATAATAAAGATGTTGTATTTATTCCAGACATCCATGTTGGGATATTTTCATAGAAATCATTAGAACACATCGCAAGAGATTTTATAAAATTACAACATAGTATATATAAATCATCCTTACATTCTTTTAACATCTTAATACCTTCTTTACAAAAATTAAATACCGTATTGCTATCTGAAATATCATTGAAATAATTATTACTTTCTTCAATTTCCAAAGAAAAATCTTTAAAATATTTTACTGTCTTTAAAATATCATCAATTGACATTTTATTTAACCATTCCGGGCTATTATAAAACCCTCTTCGTTCTAATTCAATTGATAAATCTGTAAATGCATGCATATTATTATCCCATCTATATCCTAGTTCCCTCGGTATAATATTATTATATTCTATAAATTTACCTAATTTCCATATAATATCATCAGATATTTTTGTTCTGGTATAAGGATTATATGGCTCTTTTCCTTCTTCGTTACATTTTTTAATAAAAAAATCCAATTCTACTACATCAAAAGCATAACATCCATTAATATCATTAATTATAAATAATCTATTTTTAGAAATGCTATTAATATCTTCGCATGAGAATAAATCTTCTGTATTTATAATAGCATCACTATCTATATCTCGTGATAATAAATAAAATTTATATTTATCTTGTATTATTTTAATCTTGTGTTTATTCGATATCTTATATGTTTTCTCATTTAATTCATGTAAAAACTCATATATTTCTCTTTTTTTATATTTTTTTTTTTGTAAATATTTTTTACATATTAATAATAGTATTTTATAAGGAATAATCTTTAACATTTTAATAAAGAGAAATCCGGGTTTTTCTTCTTCGTAATCTATTTCAGTAATATTATCTGTAATATATTTGTAAAGATTATATATATCATTCATTGTTATATGTGTTTTTGATCCAAATATTTTATAATATATTTTATAGATTACTATGTTCTCGTTAGCATGATTTTTACAAAATACTGAATTTTTCTTAGAATATTTATTGCAAACATTAAAACTTCTTTTATTTCTACAAATACATTTCATAGTATTCTCCATATAAGTATTATTTAAAGTAATATATTTTTTATTTATATAGTTGCCGGATATAATAAACCTGCATTTACATAACTATTATAATCATACAGTTTATCATTTAACATAACATATTTGATACCATCTTTACTAACAACAGTCCCTTTATTTTTTCGTGTTTTTTGATATTTTTGATGCTGTTGAATTTTGTTATCGGATATAATATGATCGGTATATGATAATTTATTTTGATTTATATTGATCGGCCAATTATAACATTTATAACCATTCATAAGAGGCTTATTCTTCTTTGCGTGAATAACACAATCTATTGAACTGGATTTTAACATATTTAAAAATACATTTACTAAATTTTCTTTTTTTTGTGCTAAATGCAATATATGTTCATCAGTTGTTAATTCATTATCCTTCTTTCTTAATGTTGGATTATTTGCCAATTGTTCCTTTGTTAATTTCATAATATATATAAATACTTCTACATTCTGATCTTTTTTGGGCAAATTAACATGACTACATGTTCTTACCGCGCGACCGATGACTTGATTTATTCTTACAGAGTTCCAGAAATATTCTGTTACTAATACGCGTCTTACGTTTTTAAGAGATATTCCTTCTGCTCCCGATTGTGTTATCATCATCGTTTTTACTAATTTTCCATATCTTTGGTCTATACTATCTATATTACTAAATTGCATACGAATATTATCAGGCAATAAAGAAAACTCGCCATTAAATAAATTCATTAATATATTTGTTTTAGTTCTATCAGCATTAAAAACAACATATCTTTTTCCATCATATTTTTTATCAAACACATCAATATCTTCTAATATATATCCAAAATCCTCATTTTTTACAACATTAATTTCTACATATCCATTTCTATTCATAATCTCTTTAAGAACTCCTAATCCCTCAACCATACGAAATTGCGAATATACCAATACTGTTCCTGGTGACTGATTCATATCTTTTAGCATTTCTGCGAATTTTGGACTATAAAATTTCATTAAATTATCTATTTCTATTGCATCACTTTTACCTAATTTATCCATAGCATCTTCAAGTTGTTTTTCATATTGTGCTGCAACAACCTTATTAATCTCCTTTTTATCAACTTCATCCGGATCATCATCGTCATCATCTTCATTTTTAACTAATTCTTTCTTCATTACCATGCGTATATCTTGTGGGAAAGCACGTTTTATATTATCTGGAAATACAAAATTGCAAACCATTCTACTAAACGCTCTATATACGGAATTAACATCTGCGCCTCCCTTGTTACCAAAACGTTTTTTACGGTCATCCATTTCCATTTCTTTTCGTCGTACATCAACATATTTACTTAATTGATGCCCGGTCATGTTAAGATATTTAAACTTAGCCGGTAACATTGTGGGAAAAAATTCTGAACCTGTGGTTTTATAATAACTTAAAATACCTAACACGCGACGTTTAAACAAATCCTCGTTTTTAACCTTTATATTTTCGGGATCAGAATCATCAACAAATAACTTATCAAAATCCTCTTTAATATTTGGCAGTGCATAATAATTATGTAATTTACTCTTAATGGATATTTTAATATCTGTTTTATTTAACGCTTTTATAATATCATTAATGATACCATTTTCATCTTTACCCCATACTTCTTTTTTAATATTCGATAAGTCTCTTGAATTGTGAACAAAATCTTTTGTTAATAATACAATATCAATATTTGCTTTATCCAAATAAACTTCATCAACATATTTATATAAATTATTGTCACTTAATATTTTAATAATAGCTTCTTTGTTTGGAGGTTTGGAAGATTTTAAAAGTTGTAACTCATAAGTATTCATGGGACCTCTTATTAAATTAATTAATGTAGCAATTTCATATGGTTGATTAATTATTGGTGTTCCAGATAATAATACCATTTTGATATTTTTTGCCGTCATCATATGATTATATATAGAGCGAGCGAGACGAGAACCATTTACTATTCTACTTATAAAATTATGTATTTCATCAATTATTATAAAGGTATCATCAAAGGGGGATTTTCCTAACTCTTTTATCATTTTTGCTGTCAATCCATTATAATTAATAAAGGTATAGCGATTTCTTATAATATGCCCTATCGTTATATCAACAACTTCCTTGTATTTGCTAGGTATCTTGGAGTACTTTGTTTGTTCAATTACTATTTCAGCACCTTCTATATCATTCTCATATAATGGAACCCATACATGACCATCTTTTTTAACAATTTTATCAGTTATAGCATATTTATTAAGCTTTTTCATCATTTCTTTATTTGTTTTTTTAACTTTTAGTAATGTCCATGATTTTTTCAAGTTTAATCCAGTAGTAGATATCTTCATTAATTCATTTTCATAATTTTGAGATAAAGATGCTGGTGTCATTATAACTATTTTCTTTTTATTGATATAACCTTCTGCTGCTGCAATAGAAGCAGCTGATTTACCTGAACCTAATTCATGATAAAGCAATATTCCTCTATATGGGCTATCAAATTGCATATAATCTTTTATAATTCGTTGTTGTGGAAATAAAGATACTGTTTTAAAGTCTATATCACAACTATCTCCTTTGCATTCACATGATTTGTCTTTAACTTTATTATCATATTTGGATGGATGAAATGTATCATATATATATTTATTAAAACCAACACGATTAGGTAATATCCATTCGCTCGGCTTTACTTCAATATCCATATCTTCTAATATAATAATTTAAATTAATAAAAAATAATATAATGTATAATATAGTAAATGATTAATATTGAAAAATTATTGGATAAATGCGAGTCAATGACTTTGTTATGTACGCGTACAGCTACATATTGGAGCTATATAAAATTGGCATTTAATATACCACTTGTATTTACAAACTCATCTTTATGTATTATAAATAGTATTAGTACTGATGCTAATACTATTAAAATCCCAAATATAGTTGTAAATGCTATTAGTGTACTAATTATATCTCTGTCTAATAATATTAAAGCAAGTGAGAAGTTTGAAATATTTAAAAAATTATCACAACAATTTATGTCATTATCACAAGAACTAGAATCACTTGATTATAATGATAAAAATATTAACGAACAAATAAAATTAATAAACGTAAAATATGAAAATTTAATACAAGATTGTGCATTTGAAGATATTCCCCAAAAACATAAAACTAATGTAGGTAAATTATTTGGTGAAGCAAATAGATATTTACCAATACAATTAAATGGTACAATCGGCAATAATGTAGTAAAAAGAAATATTACTATGAATAATATAAATCAAGGTAATATTAATAATTCAACATTACAATCCACAATAGACCTGGAAGCAAAAATAGGGTCTGTATAAATTAACTATATAAAAACCCCATATCATCATACATCATGCTTTCATCATCAGTATCTTCATCAATCGCAGATAATTTATTTTCATTTTTCTCTTCATTATCGTACATATCATTAATATTGTCACCAATGTCCTTATTTTCGTCAATATCCATCAAATCATTTTTTATACCTGCTTTTTTAAGATTACTAATAAGTTGATTATCATCAACAGTTTTATCATTTAATATGCTAAGCTTCTTTTGTTTATTTTCTTCTCTCTTTTTATTTATAAACTCTATATTTTCTTCCATTGTTGGAAAAGTAGATATTTTAAAAACATCAATTAAATATTTTAAATTATTCTTCGCATTTAATTCAACAAATCCATTTGGTAATTCTACTTCCGCGCGCAAAATACCATTTTCTACACTTTCTGGACTAAATGGCAAGCATATTACTCTACTTAATATATATGAGTTAATTCTATTAATATCCACTATCACATCGTCGTTTACTACTTTATTTAGTTTATAAATATCCCTTAGTATATCCTTGATATATTTTATAGAATTATCAACTAATAAATTAATATTATCATCTTCATAAGCGTTTTTATATGAAAATAAATTAGCACATGTCTTTAATAAAATTTGTTTCATATTAATTTTATTGTTGATAAGGTTTTTCAAGATATCTTTATTATTTATTCTAGCAGTTTTAGTAAGAATATTTATATTGTTTTCAATTAATCTATTAATATTTTTAGAATTATCTTTTAATTCATCTATAATTTTGTTTGGTAATAATGGATTTCTATCATACATTGTTTCAAGCCAATCAATCACAATATCTTCATTATTATTGATATTATAAACGTAATCATCAATTTCAATGATATTAATATTATCATCTTTTATTATTTCATCTTTTATACCATCCAAATTAGGAACATATCTCAAATCTCTTGCCACATTTGTTGCACGATTATTTGAATAAAATTTCTTTATTGCAATTAAATCTTTTCTCCCAGCTTTAACTAAATCACCATCGGTTTCAAACGTATCATCTATTTTTTTTAAACAACATCCTACGAGATATTTATGGATTTTTTTATAATTTACACCAGGCATATATATAAGAGCATTTATAAAATCCCTTTCTAATTTTTCCTTATTTCCTTCTTTATAACTTTTTAGCAGATTCTCTTTTTCTTTTAAACCACGTTCTATCTTCTTTTTATCAGTATTCAAATCATGTTTCTTTTTAAGTTCAATTATAATATCATTATATTTATCTGAAATTATCGTTTTAATTTCATCCGATATATTATTAATGTCTATACCATATTCATTATCTTCTTTGAAACCTTCTAATACGCATTCTAAAATATATGGAAGAATGCCGTTTTTGGCATTATTTAAAGGCGCACCATATAGATACCATTTATCTATAAAAGCATTATTTAGATAATTATCATTAATCATAATTGTATTATTTAATATTTTTTCTTGCAAATTAACAATCCAAAATGATATAGCAAGAGCAAACATACTATTGAAGGTTTTTAAATATTCTTCATTAATCTCATATATAATTTTAGTTATATTGGAATCCTGGTCTTTGATAATTCCCTCAATTATCATAACTGATTTTAGTTTAGAATAATCCATGATTGCCTTATGTTCAACATCTAATCCTGCTTCGTTAAACGCTCTTTTATATCTGTAATATTTTGTAGGGACACTTTTGTAATATTTAAAAAGCTCATTGCATAATAATTCATAATCTAATTCTAGGCACGATATTGTACTTATATTACTTATTAATATTAATATTATACGCAGATGTTCTATAAAACCTTCTTCATTTTTGTAATTAATATTTTTCAAATACTTATCGAAATTATTTATAGCCTTATTTGCATAAATATTTTCATCTAAATCATTTGCTATATTATCAATATCTTCTATATCTATTCTTTCATTTATAAACTCGTCATCTATACCACCTTCATAGTTATCTCTATCAGCACCTTCTCTTATGTCTTTTGCTTCACGATAAGATAATAAATATTTTTTTCCATCTGTATCATAATCAAATATATGATCTTTTGAATATTCAAATAGGGTTTTCATATATTCATGTTCGTCTATTATGTTCTCAACGTTTTCGTGCGTATTTATAATGTTTGTTATAGCATCAATAGCTTCATTAATATTAATATTTTTAAGGGAAGCTCTTATATTTTTAAGTAATTCTTCTGGGTTAGCATCATTGAAATGTATTGAATTGATAATATTATGTATGTTAAGTGTTTTTATATCAACTAATTCATCTAATATAATATTATTCACACGGTAGTCTTCAAGAGAGTCTTTAAGATTAGCTAAAAAGCTTATTGTCTTTTCGTCAAGTTTAACTAATTTTATAGATGAAGATAATTTTTCAAAAAATGTTAACTTTTTATTAATAATATCACTCTTTTTAATTTTGTATGCTCTATTAAATTTCTTGCGTTCTTTTTCATATTTCGTTAGACCTCTCATATGTTCGCATAAAATTTCAAAATCTTTATCATTTATAAAATCCAATGAATGTCCGAATCTCTTGAAAATATTATCAATATTGCTATAATCAAGAGCAAAACAGTCTTTGAGATATTCAATTATATCATCTATTTTAGGTGTCACATCTTTAACTAAATTAGCAACATTTTTGTATTTAGCAGAGTCTACTTTTCTAATATTTGTTGAATTTTTAAGGTGTGCTGCGATTTTTGTATATATATAATCATTAACAGTAGATACGGGTATTTTATAATATGCAGATAATATTGGTAAATTTACATCATCGATGGGATAAATAGGGTAATATACCGGATAATCTTTTTCATAAGGTTCTATCATTGCGTTTATGCGCGAAGAAGGTTTAAATTTTAAATTTTTAGAATTACTGTCGTATTTAATTGAAAAAAAATATCTATTCTTTGCTTCGTCGTGTTTAATTGTATTTAACTTTGTTAGTTTATTAAAGTTCGCTGCATCTTCACTTAATTCATCCCATAATAATACGTTATCTGTTTTTTCTGCTTCTGCTTCAAATATGTAGTTATCGTAATTAACTAAATTACCATTTTCACTCTTTTTATGATCTAAAATATCATAAAATAATTGTGTTACTGATTCGGATCGTTTTTTATTTTGAAACATTTCATGTAAATTCTCATAAATATCATTACGGGATAATGCAATAAAAAAAGGGTTATCTTTAATAATTTCGTCTAAACTTAATATTTCTAAATATTCAATGTCATCTATTTCTTCATCCTCAATAGTATAAATATTATTTTCTATTTCAATGGACATTCAAGATATGGCTTTCTCTTTTAATACAAAGATATATAAAATATTTATATTTTACGAAATGTTATTTTCAATTGAGAATTTATTCCACTTTATTTTGATATTTGACAATGTATCTATGATGTCTTTACAATTAGCTTCAAAGAATGATATTACAGTCTTCTCTTCTGTAACGTCTTCTAGTGTAATTCTCACAATCATTAGTTGTTTTAATGGATGTGGGCAAATATAACCCGCGTAAACACAAGTTGTATCGTTAAATTTATTTTTTTCACGAATATATTTATTATGTAGAAATGATTGAATAACATTTCCTATCGTATCATCCTCGTTTTCAATAATAAATTCATAACATCCTTCTATATCTTGAAATTGTTGCAATTTAATTTTTGTCGAAGCATCCAAATTAACTAATTCTTGTCTAATATTATTTAGTTTTTCAATCATTATATCTAATGATTTAGGTATCAAATATTTCGGTCCTACATTAATGTTAATATGTTCTATATCAAATCTGAATTTGTTAGGGTCACCATATTTATTTTTATAATAACATCTTTCTTTATCTAAAACATTATCGTATTTTGATGCTTCCGATGGATCTTCTACAAATGTAAAATTAGATAATGATACTGGGTTAAAAGATGCGTTGTCTCGCGCTGTTCTTTTTACAACATTTGCTTTAAAATGTAAATGTTCACCTTGTCTCAATCTAGTAATTAGGATAGTATCATTAGATACTTTATTGGGTGGGAAAAGCTCTTTTAATTTTTTTTCAGACACTTCTTCATCATTCATAGTAGCTTTAATATCACTTGTTTTAACATTTAGCGTTTTATTACCATCATTATATACATTCAACTCAATCTTCAAACTATTATCTTCGTATATTTCAATTTCTTCTTCTGTTAAACAAATTGGGATAAGACCGATGCGATGTATAATAAACTCATTGTGCAAAGCACCTGTATTTGTAATAATATTAACGGTTGGCTCATCTTTATCTAATTTTTCTCCAATCACTCCCGGAATTGGGATATCCGTAAGAATTGTACGTCTTAAACCATTCACGATGGCTAAATCTATATCTTTAATTTCAAAACTATGTTTATTTGTAGGGTCTTTAATATCAAAGGTATACTTTTCAAACATTCTATCCTTACTTATATATTAATAAAATCTATATCTTATATATATCAATTTTTAAATAAAAAAACAAATTAATTTTTAATTTTATTTATCATATATTTTAGATTATTAAGAGTATGTACTCTTACCTTTCTTCTTGTTTCTAGCATTTTTTGTCCGTCATTTGCCTTTATTTTTGTGTCTTTTATAATAATTTTATTAATATGGTTTTGTAATTTATTGATACTCTTATTATATTCATTTGCTTTTTTAAAGTCTGCTTTAAAATCACTTTGATATTTACTCAAATTTTCTATTTTATTTTGTTTAACACATTTTTGTTGTTTAGTAATATTTAGCAATAGTTTCTTTTCCAATGAACATTGTTGCTTTATCAATTTATTTAATAATTTAATGTTATCTCCGATAGTTTTTCCACCACCAACCTGTATATTTTTCATTATATTTGATATTTTATTATTTAATTCTTTTTGCACATCTAATCTAATTTTATTCTTATCAGTTTGTAAAGTCATTTTATCTAATTGATTATTCAAATTTGAATACCCGCCTTTTTGACAAGAGCTATTATGATTATTTATTAATTCTTGTTGATTGGCCTTTATATTATCATAAAAATCCTTGATATAATTTGTAGAATACATGTTATAATCTATTATAAAAAAAGAATTTAATAAATAATTTTTAAGTTCTCGTTACTATTCCATATATCACTAATATTATTATTAATAACATTGGTAATGTTGATAATAATGTAACTATCCAACTCCATAAATGGCATTCGCCAGTTGTCAAACATGTTATATTATATGCTGTTATTAATATCAATAATAAATATAAAAGGTAACCAAACATATATAAACCAACACCTTCCAAGTAAATATTAAGTATTAAAGCAATAATAGTAAATATTATACTAATTACTATATAAACCCATCCTTGTGTTGAAAAATAGCTCATTCTAATATAATAAGATAAGATTATTTATGATATTAGACTATTCATAATCGCAAAACACATTGATGTTCTTGGGTGCATTTCATTAATTGGAGTTGATGCAAAGAATTGAATCAATGTCTTAATATTTTTAACATTATTGCATTGACACAAATAATAATATACATTCGCTGATGTAATCATTTTATCTTTATACGTTGAGGTTTGAAGGTTTCTTAGTTGAGCCAAATGGTATTGAATAATTGGCGGAAATTGTTTATCCAACTCTTTATTCATTTTATATCTACCATATTTAGGATAGTATGTTGTTGTTGATACATAATAATTATACAAACTATCTTTAATAGTTGAAATTAGTGTATGGATAATATATGTCGGATCAATCTGTCTTCCATTATTATCAATAGGTAGAACAATATTCGGAACATAATTATTGATATAATCCTTAACAGTATAATCCTGTTTATTTTTCATATATACACCAAGAATATTCATCCATATATTAGGATGGCATGGATCAGTTTCTTCTCTATAATTAATAATATCAGTGGAAACTTTATAAAGTTTTACTACATTTTCAACTTTCTTTTTAATGATTAGTCCATAACTGTATTGATTCTCGTTAATATAGTTCATTGCTTCTGTAATATTCCTAAATTCCCTTGGATAGTTAATACCAACATTCGCTAATTCTTCCTCTTTTTTTGTATAAATATCCTCTTCTATCAATGTTACTCTATTCTTCGTATTAACATGAATTAATTCCTTGTAATTTTCACCCAATACATTTGTATAATTAATTATGTGAACATTTTCATGATGAATAATAATAAATTCATAAGCCATTTCCGGATTCAATGAAGCTACAAACTTATTTCTAAGTATCATTGAAATCTCGTCGGGTTGAAGTTTCATTTCTTCACTCGTTAGCTGTTTCCCATAATATTTATATAAAATCTCGTCAAACATATTTCCATGTGTTTTATTTGGATGAGAGAACTTAGAACTATTCGCATCGGGACAACTTGATGTTCCAAAGTACCATTCTCCATTATGACAATATACAGTAATCATTGTACCATCATATGCTTCATAGCATTTATCATGATCACTATAAATATTTGTCATATATGTATTCACGTCAACGCGAATTGGAATTGAATTCGCATATGTAACAACGACGTTATTATTAAAAGATAGTGTGAAATCTAGAACAATACTTCTACATTGTTCATATAGCTCTTTATATTCATAGATTTCACCCATCTTATAATTATTATGTAGCAATACAATATCAGAACGATTCTTAAACTTCTTCACTTTGATATTAGGCCACAAATGATATTTTTTCAATACCATAATCAAACAATTTGCATATGTCTTATTATCGTCGTTAATACTATTATAAATATCATAAGTCTCAGAAATAATTTCATTAACATTTTTTGGGAAACTGATTGTGGGTTGAGCTGAATTCATAATTGTTATTATTATAAGCTATAAGTCTTATATCAATTTTTATTTTCTACCTTATTTTTACAATATTTATCATACCATTGCTGCCCTACTATTTTTGATGCATCATCGCTCGTCATTTGATTTTGTATAATACCTTCGCGCATTTTCAAGAAATATTCTAAACTCTGATATTCAAAACCTTCTTCTTTTGTCACCATTTGGTATAACATAGGATATCTTTGTTCGAAGAATTCAACTTTTGCGATATTATCCTTTAAACTGACAATAATATCTTTAAATTCCATCTTATTTCTTTGTTCTTCTATGTAAAGCATAATATCTTGCACCATCGTTCTAATTTCATTAGTTTCCATACCATCTTTTACAAAAGCATGGTCGTCGTGTGTCTTCTGCTTTTTATCTTTTCTACCCATTTATATATTGTTAATATTATATTCTTCTTTATATACTTAGATAAAACGAGTACATAATTAATAAAATCTCTTAAATTTCAAAAAGTTTATAAAATCATTAGAAAAATAAAATTATGTACTCATTTTATAATTAGGTTACATTTTCAATATATATATATATATATAATATAAATAGAGATATCATAATGAAAAAAGAATTAGAATATACCGAACTTGATTATTCTCCTGATGTTAATGTACCTCCTCCTCCTAAAAATGCAGGATTATATACGGGAGATGTGCTATTTGATAAAAAACCATGGGGTAATACTTATGTAATCCCCTATGTTGAACCAGATGCAGTTTCATATAGTGCGCTTTTTTATGCTAACCACCATATACCATCATATAATAGACCAGGTAATAATACAGTAAAAACTGACTTATATAAAAAATATAATAAAACAGATGATAACTATAATTTCAGCTGTCACATCAATGAAACCTTTGGTTGAGGTTTCCTAATATTATCCTTATTTTTTCTAAGAAAATCGCAAATGTACTTATATGTCTCATTGACCTGTTCAAAAGTTATCCCTCCTGTAATTAAAATACTACCGCTTTCAAATAATGCCCCTGTTACTTTTTTACAATCACCTATTTTACTACCACTACCTTTGCCATAACAAATCGTAGGACAATTACAAATACCATTCTTATATTCGTTCGTTTTATTCCAGAAATATTCTAGTTTTACACCTTGATAAATGCCCGGCTGAAAAGAGCATTTGTTATTATAAATTTCTCCAATAAATAATCTATGAATTTCTTTGCGTTTTAATTCAAATCCATGTGTCATCTCTGAATTAGTATATACCTTGAAATCTGTATTAATCATCCTGATTTTAAAGTTCTGATAACTCAACATATTAATATCATTGTCTTCTGATAAAATTTTAGTTGTAACATTATTATAAATATTTCTAATATTTTCAATAATGTAATTTACGATAATTTCAGTATCAGTTACATTCTTAATACCAGTCAATTGTATGTTCCCATTTTTAAAGATCTTTACATTTGGAATATATTTATCATTAAACATATAAATAATAGTAACTTGATTATCAAATCTATTTTTTTTTACCTTATCCTTCTTGCTTTTCCGACGTTTCTTCGGATATGTTCCCCTTGAAACATCCTCGCCTTCTTTCATAAATTGAATCCATACGATACCAGCCTTATTATCAAAACATTCTTCTTTAATATCAATATTATCAAACAAGACATTTAAATTAAGATTAATATTTACGCCAATATTGGCATTGCAAGTGATTGTTGAAATTCTATACGGAGAAAAGTAAATTTCTGACATTATTACGTAATATATAAAGGATATACGCCTTATATCATTTTTTTATTTTACGGCTTTTAATTTATTTTCAATTATATTTTTTAATATCGTAGGTTCTTTACCTTGTTTATTGATATTATCAGTTATATTTTTGATATAAGATGTATTAACTATTTCGTAGTTATGTGTAGTTGTTATCATTGGTGGTAAATTTAATATATGCGTTTTATCATTAGTTAAATGACTGCTTCTAAACTCTTCAATTGTTAATGGTCCATTAAATATTTTTAGTAAAAATCGCGAAGGTGATGGTCTTATTGGTCTGTTGCACCCATAATGTTTACTCAACATTTGTATCAAACTATTAATTTCCCAAACCTTATCACTACCACAATGAGAAGAGAAATTGTAAGCATTTGCGCATTCAAGGGAACAAAAACTACCAAATAAAACATAAGAATCTGTTTTAACATTATATTTATAAGGCATCCCGTAGGCTCTGTTTTCTATCGGATGACAACACCAATAACAGTTGTTGTTACAGTTAAGTATATCTTTTGAATATCCATAATCTAACATAAATTCACTATTTGTATCAATGTTTTCTAGATTATTGTCCTGTATATTATTATAATGATTTGAATCATTTAAATAAAAACAATCTGGTTCGTACGGTTTAGGTTGTTCGCGTATATAATCATTATCTACTTTGTCATTTATATCCTCTGTTATTGGTAATTGTAATATAATATCTTCATTTTCAACTAGTGTTACATCTTTTACCATAGTATTCATTAAGTTTTTTTTTTTTTTTAATTTTTTTGCTTTTTCATCATGGTTTTTTGATTTTCTTGGCATTTTATATTTATTGTTAATGTATATAAGGCTATATTATTTATATGTATTTTAATCAAAAAACTTTTTATAATTTGACATACTGCTAACAATATCTTTATTCATTTTTTCTATTGGCGTTATAGTTTCTACTTTTAAATTAGTAGTTGCTGAGGATTTTATACATTTATTCTTAATTTCCTTTATCTCCTTACTTAAAGATGCTATGACATCAATTAGATATTTTATTATAAAACCTGCTAATAATATAATTACTAATACAATTAAATCCATTCTTACTACTTTCAATGAATAAAAAAATTAAACAAATTTTAATTGCGCACTACCATTTATTACAGAAAGAATATTCAATTCTTTCACAAAGAATTTACCTTCATATAATACATTGTAATCATAAGTTTCCCCCAATATAGCTTTTGTTGCGTTTTGTATGGAATTGAATATAATATCCTTACTATAATCATTTGTCGTTAATGTAACAGATGTTTTAATTTGCGAATTATTATATGATCCAGAAGCATTGATTTTCTCGGGAAATAATGCAAACGAATAACAGTATATTCCTGATCTAGGTATATTAGTGTGATAATAATATGGTTGAATATTATTATAATATTCAGCATTATAATCCGCACGACTTGTATCTTTTGCCCATTTAATAACTGCCCTATTCATAATATTCATAGTTTCGGCATATACGGGAGAAGCCGTGTAATTAATATAATTATTATATTTATCCAACATATCATTTCTTCTAATAAACCATATAATCTCTTTTACATGATTATTAGCATTAGTAATATCACATGTTACTGTTGATTGTGCAGAAGTGTCAATATTAAATTCAGTCAATTTAACAGTATCTATGATATAATCCATATTATTCGTTTCAAGAAGCATTTTACTCCTTTCGGTAGTGTCTAAAAATACATATGTCAAATGCAATTTATTTTGAACATCATGGTTTTCATTTTTTATGAATGTTCTAATCGATATGTTAGAATTATGTAGAGAATTATAAAAACTACTAGATACATATGCATTCAATTTATTACTCCATACCTTATATAAACCTTCTATTGCTCGCTTATTAGTATATACATCTAATGTTACTTCATTATTTGCTAATTTTAATAAAGGCAATGCCAATGATGGATTCCTCGTAAACCAAAAATTTAACGGTACCTGTATTTCTCTTTCCTTGATACTCGGAGAACTACTCGCTAATGTAGCAATTGGATAATTAATATTATATAATTTATTATTAATAAATGTATATTTTGCTTGAAAACTATAAGGAGCTGTATATTCCGCAACATTACCAATTAACTTATTATATTCTATTCCATCTTTATTAGTTAATTCATTCCAAATATTCATCCAATCGCTATATAATGTTTCAATCGTATTCCCATCTATCAATAATTCAGCACGATCTATATAATTATAACCTATATTTTCAACCCATCTAAATCTTAATTCATTGTTAGAATATATATTAGGTATTTTAAATGATAAATACATATTTGTTAACAAATCAGCAAGTCTTTCAATCTTATATGTCATCTTTACACTCTGATAAAATCCACCACTCGCATTATTTATCGGAGGAGTCACATAGCTTTCTAATGAAAAGTTTGTGTGTTTTTTATAAATATACTTGTAATAATTAATACACGGATTAGTTGTTATATATTCATCCATTTGTCCCGTTAAAACCAGCTGCATTAATCCTCCACCCATTTTATTGTTATATTAATACCTTAATAATATCTTATATATTATTAATAAATTTATCTAAATCAACATATGTTCTGGCCCCCTCATATGATTTAACCATTTTATCATTGTTGTCTATAAGTAATATTGATGGAAACCCTTGTATATTAAACTTTTTAATTCTGTCCATCTTATCTTTCATGTTATATTTCTTAAATTTACACTTATCCGAATTAGCGCTCTCTAATTTTTCCCAAATACCGCTTTCACTGAATTCGTTGCAGTGACCACAACCGTCCATATAATAATATTCTAAACTATAATTTTTATTATTGTTATAAAATGTTTCGCATATATTCTTACTATTTAACATCAAAACAAATAATATTAATGCAAATGTCGCTAATATAATGTATTCTATCTTGAATGTTTTTTTCACCATCTAATAATACTCCTAAAATACCAATATATTATTATTTTTTACAACATGGTGTATTAACTAAATGACTGAAAAAATCGTTACCATTATTATTAATAAAATTTTCATAATTAGTTTGTTCTATCATCAATATTCTACAATCTAATTTATCATAGTTTGAATATTTATCGTCATTTATCATATATACACTATTATTATTATGTTCTAATAAATATTTATAAATAACTCCGTTTTTTTTTAAACCATAAACTATAAGAGTTCTATATACTGATTGATTCTCATAAACCTCTTCCAATTTGTTTACAAAATCACTAAACGATTCAATGCTATTTATACCAAGCGTCATTTTATATATAATATTAACAATGCCTTATGTATTTAATTATATAAGATTATTTATATAGTATTATACATTGCAATGAATGATAGTATTATTAAAATAGATATAGATTATTTTCAAAAGAGATATGATGAAATCACGGAAATACCGGAAAATATCAAGAATAAAGCCATTGATTTAAGTGAAAATTATAATTGTTTTAAATCCTATTATGACCCTAAAATGATATGGGCGAAAAAAGTTTATAATAAAAAAGAAAAAACAATAGCTCCAAAAAACAGATTTCATATTATAATTCCTGATTTTACCGATAATTCATTATTAAAACGTAAAATACTTGGTTTACTTAATAAAATAACAACCAAAAATAAATTATCATTATATGATAACATTAAAGAAATAATTAAAACAAACGATAATCATACTGTCATAGAAATAATATGGGAATATATTAAACATAATGAAAATGATTTATATAGTAACATATTGAGTTTCTTCGATAAGGATTTTTCGGATAATTATATAGATTCTAAATGGAAAAAATATATAGAATCGCGCGAATGGGACCCCCCAAAATCATTTTATGATAATGATATACTATTACTAAATGACGAATATGATTTATACTGCGACTATGTGAAATGGAAAAAAAATGTTAATAATATTAACAATATATGGTTGAAATTTAAATTTGAAGAAATAGAAACCTTATTGTACTCATTATTAGATTATACAAATATAATTATACAAGATAATAATGTCTATAAACATATTATAGATATATATTTTGAGCAAATATTGAAAATATTAAGTGTAACGAAAACACCGGATATTATTAATAAAATCGGAGAGATAGATAATTCAAAATTTAATAGTTCTACAAAATTTATAATATATAATATTTTGGATTTAGAAAATAAATAATTTCTATATTATATTATAGAGTAAGAAACATAATAAATAATATGAGGGAAGAAAATAATCTATCTTTTTACAGTAGCTTAATAATTCAAATGATATTTGTTATATTATTATTAATAATATATACGTATTTATACAAGTTAGAAAACATAGGCTGTGAATGTTCCGAACATCCCAACAAGGATTTTATCAAGAACTTTACTATATTAGCATTAGTATATTTCTTAGTAACTGCATTTATTTCGCTAAAATCCGTAGCTGGAAGCATGGGTAGTGTATTTGTACAATTAGTTGCTATCGCGACTTTTGTATTCTTCTTACTATTCGTAGTATATATTTACTATGCTTTCGATTATGTTAACTATTTAACTAACGAAAAGTGCAAGTGTTCCGAAGATATGACCAGAGATATTATCGCAATCGGTACTATGATATCCCTATTTTTATTCCTAACCCTATTATTTACCATAATCATCGTACCTATATTAATAAGCACCCTAAGCACCCTCTTAAACCGTATTGAGATTTTTGAAAATGAAGTTGAACAAACTATCCGTAACCCAATGCGTACCTTAAAATCTACCCCTGATAGAATCGCCAAATCTGCGAAAGATATAGGTAATTTTGTTAAAAAAAGCGCTAAAAAAATAACCAATTTTCGCAAAAAAAGATAAATAATTATTAATTTTTTTATATATTTAAAGTTCTAGTATTATTATTTCTTGTCCCTGATTTTTTTAATATCTGAATATCGGCAGTATCCTCTATTATAGATGTTATTTCTTCATCACTTACAGATAAAGTTTCTATATGATTATCTATATCATCCTCTACTGATATATTATTATGTACGTTATTAATTATTGTATCCACATCATCAACATGTTTACTAAAATTATTTTGTTGATATTGTGGCATTTCTGATGATGTCGGACCGCTATTTAATGAACCAAACAAATTACTTACCATTCCAAATAATCCCATATTATCACCACCCGATCCCATATTATTTGATGCCGGTGCTTTACCACCCCCACCCATCATATATTGTTTTGTAGCCGCATTTTGAAATTGTTTCATCAATTCAGGGTCGGATTTTAATACATTTTCTACATCAGGCATAGGCTGTTCTTTGAACATTCTACTTGTTAAATGAAACATAAATGCACTCCCAGATAATGACATAAACAACCTTAGTTCGGGTGCCATTTTCTTACCAGACGATTTATATTTATCATGCAATTCCTCAAAAATATCATCATAATCATTGATATTTTCATTCACTTGTTCCGACCACCCTTCTAGTTTTGCTGAAAATGGATCATATCTTGAATTCATATATTCCGCACCAGATACAAGTGCCATTAACATCTTCTGTTGAAATCTTATACTACCATCTAGCTCTTTTTCTCTTACAATACGAATATATTCCGATTTCATCTCTTCTAAATCAGAATTCATATTGAATTTAAATGGTACCTTAAACCCCTTTGATTCCATTCTTTCAAATTGATATATTATCTCGCGTTTTTCATTTATCTCATTTCTAATTATATCCTTGGGACTTAGATGTTTCTTTTTTATTACTCTACTTTCATCGCTACCCGTCGTTGACCCGTCGCTACCACTTTGTGAAGAAAGGCTACTCGCGCCACTTTCACTTGTAGTATCCGAATTACTATCACGACCACTCTTTTTACCCCCGTTACTTCTGTTACTTCCGTTACTTCCGTTACTTCTGTTACTACGACTACTGGCACTACTGGCACTACTACCGGAAGTACTATCCATATCGTCATCGCGATTTATTTTTTTATTTTTATATATGTTTTTCATATTTTTCATATATTTTGCTTTATCATAATTGCTATTTCCAACTGAACTTGCTCGCGAAGAACGCGACGACATTGATATAACGTCGTCACTTATTTTTTTTTTATTAAATAAACCATCGTCTATAAACCCACCCTTATTCTTTTGTATATTGAAATTAAAAGAATTATTATTGAAACTTTCTTTGTTTAATTCTATTAAATCATCACTTTTATTGTTTAAATTTGATATTAATGACATATTATATATTATCTGAGTTTCAAATGTTTATATATTTACAATAATTTTTATATATATTAGAAAACGCGCTTTTTTTTTATAAAATTAAACCAATTCTTAAAAAAGATTTTACCGGTTCTTAATATATATTCTGGATGAAATTGAATTCCTAAGATATTATCCTTTTTATTATGCACCATAACTATTTTATTCCCCATCCGTTTAATTACATTAAAATTATTATTAATCCTTACGACATAATCTTTATGAAAATATGTATACTCTAACTTTTTAACATTAAATGGTACCGTCATTTTCAGCTTTTTTGTATAAGTTTTCATACCTTTTTTAAAACTTTTTATATTACTTCTACTTGTTTTACATGCTAAATATTGCATACCATAACATATTGCTAATATTGGTATTTTATGTTTGAATACAATTTTTGGCACCGGAGGAGACCCTTTCCTTAATATAAAATAATCTGACCCACTTATAATTATGCCACTTATGTTATTTTTTTCAAGTACCTTTTTTATCCCCACATTATCATGATACCTTTTAATTATTAATTTCGCATTATTCCCAATCGCTTTCCTATATAATTTATGTTGCTTTTTCCAATCCCATTTATCACTATACATTGATATTAATAATATATTCATTTTTAATATAATACATTATAATTATCTAATGATTCATTTTTAATATTTGTTCTTATATACGATACTGCTTGTAAACACGCATCACTTAAATCATCTTTCTTTTTATTATTTACAAAAATATCTTTTAGTCTCTCATTATCTTTAATGTAATTTTGGCATATATCTATACTTAATTTCTTATTATAAACGTATTTACTTCTTCTAAATTTTTTAGCATTTTTTTTACCTTCACTTTCTTCATATGTAATTTCGGGAACATATTCGTGTGTTTTTGATTTTAAAGAAGCGTTAACCAATACTACATTATCTACCTCTTTATCCCAGTGTTTTATTAAATTGAAATAATTATATATAATGTGCTGAATCGTTTTCATAATACCATTTAAGTTAGATGGTTGATTCTCTATTAATACATAGTCTATCATATTGATATTGGCCTCTTTTAAAAATCCCACTATAATATCCATTTCATTATAAACCCTTTCTGATATATCATCAATGCCTTTTAACTCTTTTTTGCTTTCGGCAATTGCTATTATTCTCCAATCCAATACTTCTATCTTGTCTGTTTTTTTAAGAATGCACAAAGCTAAATTTTTAATACCAATATCAAAACTTATATATATCATTTTATAAATAGTTATATTAATTCTTTATACTTTTTTGAATTGATCCAATAATTGTTTTATTATACTCCTTTATATTATGATGTCTTATCAATAATGTAATATCTCTCCAAAATGTATCATTCGCATAACTACAATTATAGCTATTAATACTTTTATGTTTTTTATATAACCACTTATATAACCGTTCTTGCATTTCTTGTTTAGATTTTTGCTTTATATTATGAATCTTTTTTTGTATTATCATTTTTGATAAAAAACTTTTTAATTCTCTACATTTTACATATTCTTTACCCGATATACCATCCCATAAATTACTAAACTGGATATAATTATAAGTTGGACATAATAAAAAATTATCTTTATAATCTATAAATGTAGGATTATTATCAATTATCAATAATTTTTTACTTATATCATATGTTTTCCCCACCTTCATGGTTTTTAATAATTGAGGCATTATTTTTTTTATTGACTTTTTAATCATACCATTTTTGTCAACAATACAATTATCGCGCGTAAAAATAGGTCTATTAAACCTTATATTATTTTGTTTTTCTATTATTCCGATTTCCTTATTGGCCCATGTTTTTTCGGATGCTGTATACACAAATATATATGAGTTTGGATAATATTTTTTTATTGTATGCATATAATTTATAAAATGCGGGCGTATTAATAAGGAGTCTTTACTGTAACTTTCATTTAATTTTTTTTCACATTCTTTTTTGGATTTATTAAATGAAACAGCAGTTGCTTTATTGAAACTTTTAATATTTTGCTTGAAAATATCTTGCAAATTATATAAATCACATTGATAACTGCAATCCCCTATTATAGTTCCATCTAAATCCAGTACAAATACATATGGTTCCATATTACAAATCTATTATATATATATATTTATTATATAATAGTATAGAAAATGAATAAATATTCCAATATTAACCAGGATAATAACGGGAAAAAATATTTTCAAGGTGGTAATGCTTATAAAAAAAATACATTATCAGAATCAAGAATATCTAATAAAATTACTATGAGTAAAATTAATAAGATATCCAGCAATGATGTTATATCCGACTCTAAATCACGAGGTAATAACAATGTTAAAAACTTCTTGAAAATTTATGTTGCTAATAAATATAATATTGATAATAGAGCAAAATATTATAAATATATATATAGTAAAATATCTAAGATAAATAAAATATCTTGCTTGAAAAGCAAAAAGTTTATAAAAACAAATAAAACTTATGACGGATATACAATTGATGATATTGTTAATTTGCAAAAACAAATAGGTTCTGCAAGTAAATATGGTGCAATATATATAACTTCCATTAATAATACCGTTGGTAATTACCCTATCGCTTCTAAACTTATGGAAATAAATAGAAACAATAGTATTGAAAAATGCTTAAATGATTATATTACAACTAAAATAATGAAAAAAAAAATATCCAGACATTTTATATTTACATACAGAACATTTATTTGCAACCATATATCATCTAGTGTCCCGCCAATTGTTAAAAACCTTAATTATTTTGTTACTCTTAACGAATTAGCACACGGTGACTTAAAGCAGCTATGTAAAATGAAAACATATGTAAATGATGATAACTTAGTTTATAACGTTTTCATACAAGTAATTTTATCAATTATGTCTTTTCACAGTATTGGATATATACATGGTGATTGTCATTATGGTAATTTCTTATACCAAAGAAATATTGAAGAAGGCTATTACTATTATAAAATAAATGGTGATAAGTATTATTTAAAAAGCTGCAAATATACTATGCTAATTTTTGATTTTGGATTTGCAAAATCAATTGATAGCAATAAAAATAATACATTATCGTATGAAGTTATAGATGATTATATGAGAATTATTCACGCATTTGCAAATGAAAAAATATTGAGTAAATCATGGTCACACTATCCCAACCTTCCATCTGATAATGTTTCGCGTTATACAACCCATTTATTAAATAAACTAAATAGCATCAGTAAAGCATTACTTGCTAATAAAAATAAAACAAATAAAAATTTTAATAACTTAATTAACGATATGATAATTCCACATCTAATAACTGTCCCTAATAATATTTTTACAAAAATAAAACCACGTGGTAAAATTATAAACAGTAAGCCTTTCATAATTGATAAAACATTACATATTTAGTTCATATCTATTATTCTCCTTTTCTAATAATTTATTTTTTCTTTCTATTATATATTTTGACATACTTTCAAATCCCGCATATAACATATTGTTATACAAATCTATCGGTAATTTTATTCTTAAACCTTTCTTTTCTAATTCTATATTCATCATTGGTATATCCGGTATATTTTTTGGCATATAATAATAATCTATCTTATCATTATCTATGAGTTCTCCTAAAACTGCCCGTGTCCTTATCTTTTCATATAAATGAATAAATTGTCTTAATAAAAACATAAAACTAATTTTGGGTCTCGCTATATCTTTATCTGGTATTTCCGTCTCATAAAATGCTTTATATAATATCATTCCTAATATATTATCCATTGGCACATTTTCAAAAATCTTAATGGGGAAATTATTCGTAAAACCCCCATCATAATAATAATCATCATCTATCTTTACGGGTTTAAATAATATTGGCAAAGCCATTGATGCAGAACACGCTTTAAATACACATACATCAGGTGTCGTATCAACGCTAAATATTTTGTTTTTACAAGTATATATATTTGTAACCGATACATAAAGGTTTACTCCAAATCTTTTTGATAAATATGAAAACGTTATTTCATTTGTAATATCAGGATATTTAGTATAAATAAAGTCTTTTAAATAATTAGAAAAAATATTGATATCGGATAAACCACAGTCAGTTAGTAATTTAATACAGTTTTTATAGGGAATATTACATAATTTAAAATCTTGATTACCTTTTAATATTATTTCTTCAATCTCTTGTATAGTTAGTTTTAATGCAATTGATAAACCAATAATTGAACCTATTGATGTTCCTGCAATGTGTGTTATATTTTTATGTAAATTCTCAAAATATAAATATCTTATAGCGCCAATAAAAATTACACCCCGCATACCCCCCCCAGAAAGTACCAAATGTGTTATTTTCATATAACTATTTGAAAATATATAAACATTATTACTTATATATTTGAATTATATTCATTGACATTTATATTATAATATTTTAAAGCTTCGAGAGCAGCATTGTTTTCGGCCTCTTTTTTGCTTTTTCCCGTGGATGTTGATATTATTGTTCCATTTCTATCCTTAACACAATAATTGAAAATTTTATAGTTATCCCTAGTAGATACACTTATTTCCTTGAATTGTGGAATATCTTGTAAATAATTTTGCATATGCGATGTTAACATATCCTTATAATTATTTTTTACCCTTATCAATTCACAGAAATCTATATAATTTTCAATAATATATATTAGCCACGATTCTACCACATAATATCCCGCACCTGTCATCGGTTTCATTTTTATATTTTTTGGCAATATTACTTCATCATCTTCCGACTGATAGTCTAAATATAAAGCTCCTATAAATGCTTCAAATATATCTTCCATTATTTTATAATTATTTCTCCCATTTGAATCCTCAACCTGTTTAGATATTATTGCAAATTTTGGAAATCCTATCTTATCAGATAAATATCCTAACATTTTGCCATTTACTAACTTGGTTCTTATTTTTGACAGAAAACCTTCATTTTGATCAGGAAATCTACTATATAAATAATTTGCTACTATCATTCCCAGTAACGAATCTCCTAAGAATTCCAATCTTTCGTATGAAACATCTTGTAAAGGTAAGCAATCGCTCGGACAATTTATATTACTTTTATTGAAATCAATATTCTTCATTGTACAATATGATTTGTGAACAAAAGCAACGCGATATAAATTAATATTTTTATATTTTAAGCCCTTCAACCCATTGGTATCAAATAATTCTCGCAAGTTTTCATCATTTAAAAGCACATTCTTATTATTATAAGGCAAATTTACACTATCTATTTCTTTTGTTTTATTATGAATATTGTCTATTCTCTTCATTGTATTTTATTTGATATAAATTATATTAACGTATCATTTTTTCTTTATACATAAAGATATATATATAAATATTAATAGTATATTTCTTTTAAATAGAATAACATAATAAATGAGTTTTATTGGCAATGAAGGTATAGCACCTACAATACAACTCGATTCTGTTGGAATTGGATTCCAAGTTGACGCTGATGGAAATGCCATCAACGTTGATAGTCTTGATTTAAACAGAAACGAGTATCTTGTTGTTGGTGAAAAAACATATTATCCGGAAGAAGATAATCAACGGAATACCAAATGGAGCTTATTAGTTAACAGTGATGGAGTCGCAGTTAACACTTCCAGAAATTCTAGTTCTAATTTTTTAAATTCAGATACTTCATTTTTTGTTGATAAAAACTTTTATTGTGCTGGCATTGTTAAAGCCGCTGGTTTAGAACTCAATAATATCATATTAGATGGAGACCCCTTAACTAGTAGTTTAATTAGGGATTTTATTATTAATGCCAATAATATTTCCGCTAATCAACCCTTTCAAGCCGGTCTTAATACAAGCTATGACGATGTCTATAATTATAATTACTTTGTTAAAAATGTGTTTACACCTAATTTTGTTACTCTCGGTGGTCACGTTGATACATACGATAATACACATCCATTAAATATTGTATCAACCGCCAATAATAAATTTAATAGCATGCATATCGCAATCAGAAATGATACTAATAATGAAGAAGAACCTACAAAATTCGGTTTTGGTATCATCGGTGGTTCTAACATATCCCCCGCAATAATATCAACTACGCGAGGTACACCATTAGAATTTCATATTAGTAAATCCTCGTCTAATATAGATGAATTATATGGCACAAGTGCAATACCTATATATACAAATAGTAACCAATATCCTGCATTAGCAATTGATGAAAATAACAATATAGCTATCGGCATTAACAAAACAAGTCCCCGAGATTATACAAGAAAAGTGCTAAATAACGGTGAAATAACTAGTGAAGATATTATTGATGAAAATATTAAACTCCAAGTTAATGGCGTATCGTGTTTTAATGAAATTATAATGTATGATTACTACACTAATACCCATAAGGCACTTGATGATATTTATATTAGATCATCTGGTATAAGTGTAATAAACAGTACTCAAATATCGGAAGGCGACTTTTTAGGTACTCTATATAATTTTAATAATATAACCGTTAATGATTTACTAAAAACAAGCAATTTAACTATTGATAATGACATCAATGTTAATAATAATATTCAAACAAGTTCATTAATAGTTGATAATGTAGCTAATTTTTCTGGTATAGTACAGTTTGATAATGAAGTTAATTTTAACAATGCACAAGGCGTTAGTATTAATAAACTAAAAATTAATGATGATATTTATATCGGAGATCGTAAAATAATACCCATTGATATTGATGACCCCGCCACAGGTTACGGAACATATTCTAGAAGTGAAGATGGTAGCAACTATTTTTTCATTTATGTTCATAGTAATATTGCAACTCTTGATGCTAATTGTAATATTAGTTTTCCTAAAAAAATGGCAATAGGGCTAACCGAAAGCGACGGATTTGATGGTGTTTTAAATATAATCAAGGATGATGTTACAACTAGTAATAATTTTGATATTACAATGAAAAATACTGTTGAAGGCAAAGAATATTATGCTAATATTGGTCGCCTATCGCGATTAGATTATAGTGATAATAGTCTAATATTTAACACTAATAAAGTTATTGGTAAAAATAACAATATTTATTTTTACCCTTCCACTGATATGGCAGATATTACCAGCAATTATTATTTGCCTAATATCAGATCGGCACCACCTACTTTGTCCTTAAACCGAGAAAGAGTTGGTATTAATAAATTGGGTGCAAGAGTTGGATACGAATTAGATGTTGAAGGTAAAGTAGCCGCGAGAGACTACTATTTAACAATTGGCAATGAAATGCAAAGAACAAAAGGGTTTATTTATCAACCTAAAAACTTTTTTAATATTTATGATTCACAAACAGATAAGTTTTGTATTAATTATAATAATTTGACATCATATGCTACCAATATGAAAGGTCTTAATGTTAAACGTGGTATTAATTCCGACTATTATTATCAAAATGACAAAATTATTGAAACTTTACAGAATGCCAATGACAGTAATGGTTTTTATACAAATAAAAAAATATCCCTCGGCTGGATGGGTGAAAATGTTTCAGTACCTCTACAATTACGAAATTTAACAACAGAAGATAATAATTATTCGGTTCTAAGAATATATCGTGGTGTTAAGGGCGGTGGTGCAAACAATAACGCAGATTATAGTGGTATTGATATTTGCGAATATGATAGAGATTTAAATACTGATAGAAATGCTGAAAGATGGTTTATTTATAAAAATCATACTTTTAATGACATAGATTCCAGAAATATACAACGGGTTGGACCATTACAAATAGGTTATATTGATAAAGACGTAAAACCAAAAACTTATGGTATGTCATTTTATTATAATACTGAAAATTCTAATTATCACATAGATGTTAATAAAAATACAGTATCTTATGATGATAATAATTCCGCAATGTCTATATATGGAGATTTAGATGTACATGGTAATATCAATATTATTGATAAATACGGCAGTAATTATAATTTTAGATTAGATAACCTAAACACATTAACGCAAATTACACAATATATTACTACCGTTGAAACAACTCAATATAATGATGCAGCGCTAGATGACGAATCAGATTTACCCTCTGTTAATAATGATATTCGTTATACCGGATATAATATACTTTATACTCCTACCAAGAGTGTTATTATTGACCCAATAGAAAAAACAAATATTCCTATTATTGTTAAACAGGATAGCTCTAACCTGGCAGTAGCTAAATTTATAACATATTCAGATTATACCTCTAATAATTGCTCATCATTTATTGAACTCGCAATATATAATTGTAATTTAATGATAGCCGATGATAATTATGAAAAAACTGACAATATTAAAAATATGATAAAGTTTAATTTATCAAGTGATGATGATAAAAATACTAATTTTGATATGAGTTTCTACCACAAAGATTATTACAAAAAATTCTATAATTTCAAAAACAATATTGATGAAAGTGGCAATTTTTTGGGTTCGTCAACACACATCGGTATTGGTAATAATATTGATAATAATAGTAATATCGCTTTTCATATAGATGATATTAATAAATATGGTCTTCAACTAACAAATAACCACCATGCACCAGCCATTAACTTATTATATACAGGTAGTTCATGCAATATTTATCATACATTATCAGGAGCTAGTTTTGAAAATAATTATAGATTTAGCATTGATGTCGCAAATCAAAGTGTTTTTAATGAACCCGAGTCATATAATGTTTTTACAATTGATGCTTTTGATGGAAATAATGTGAGGAAAGGTGCGCGTTTCGGATTTAATGACGATATTTTAGCAGAATCATTTGTTATTAAAACAGATTATGATACACCTGCTATGGCAATTACAAGTAGATATACTTCCGAATATGTCTTTGATAGCGTCGTTGATATTTTGCCAGATAATTTATTATTATCCAGATTAGCATCCGATTGGAATAATACTAGCAAAGAATATTCTGTTACATATACATATGACGTAACTTATTTTCCAGATATTGATAATAATTTAAACCCCATATCTTATATTAATAAATTAGACCCCAACTTCTTATTTAAAACAAGTGTATTGCAAAGTAGCAATATTAATTATAATACTTTTCATTCTAACCTGGATATATTTTATAATGCGTCTAATCTAAATATTGATTTTAATAATTATAAAACAAGTACTTTAAACGTAACAAATTATGACACTACGAATAATATTACAACATGCACATTAGATTTTTCAACTGAATTATTTACTTATAATATTTTATTAGTACCACAATTATCATTTACTGACAATACTATTACTATTGACGATCCTAAATCATCTGTTATAATTATTGAAGATTCATTTTCTAGCAACATTTCCCTAATTGATAACGTTACATCTAACTATGATTTTACATATAATTATAGTAATGTCGTGTTTTTACCCGAGTATCTTAATTGTAATATTACATATTTCTCACATTTTAATTCAAATATTGTTGATGATAGCAATATGATATATATTAATAATGAAATATATATCGACATATTACCTTTTGATAGTGATGATATATTTTATCAATACATGAATGCTGAGGTAGAAACAAGATCACTAATAGATAATGGTATTTATACAAATATATTTTTAGAAACAACAACTTCAAATATCGTGAGAATTAACTCAAATATTAACTTTACAGGTAAATTTACAGCAGAGCGACATAATACAATATTATTTAAAAGCTCAAACATATTACCAAATTCTTTTGTGAATCTAGAAGCAGAAGACAATCATTTTGATTACGACTATAATATACAAATTGAAGATGATAGTTCTAATATTTATATAATATCCTCTAATTTTGTCGTTAATAATAATGTAAATAGCCTTCCGCGTGATATGGAACTTATTAATGTTAATAGTAATTATTTATTTGAAGACCATTTTAATATATATGGTAACGATATTACAAACAAAATTTATCTTAATGAATACTTTAATAAATTATCAAATAATCAAGATAGAAATTATGTTATTAATATTAAAAATTATAACTACAAAAATTTTAAACCACATATTACTCTTTCAAATGAGATAGATACCTTGGACAAAAAAGATGGTCACGAAATATACAGTTATGATGGTATTTTTGAAATCAAATACGTAAATGGTAATGAAAATGACAATAGAATACCATTGCGAATTGATGCCGACGGTAATACCTTCATAAAAGGTGATATAGATATGGGAGGAAATATTAGATTTGATGGCAAAATATATGATAGTAACGGCAATGATTTAATTCAAATATTAAATAGTAATCATTATAAAGAATATGAAATTAATTCTAGTAATATACATTTTAATTCTTTGGGATCTAATGGTGTAGAAATACGTTCATATTCAAGTTCCAATTACGATGATTTTAAGTTTTTTTACGCACAAGATTACTTAGATTATGGTGTAGTCAAAGACGTTATGATATTGCATAAGCGACTTGACGAGGAAACACAATATAAAATAGATATGTATGGTGATATTGACACGTCAAATGGTATATTGAGAGTTGAAGGTCGTGATGTTATTCGCGATTCATGTAATTATATATTACATTCTAGTAACGTAATTTCAAATAGAATATCGGAATTAGAAACTGATTTTATATCAGAAGAAGCTCATTCTAGTAATAGATTTATAGTAGATCATAATTATGATTATAATATGTCTATAAATGGAGATTTAGTTGTTTATAGCAACGTAATTATATATAGTAACTTAACTGTATTAGGAGAGTTTACAACATTAAATACAGAAGTGTATACAACAGAACAAGTTGATATTACTAATCATGGTAATGATATCGCTTTAAAAATTAAGCAAACGGAAGATTATAAAATCGTAGGTATATTTGATGATTCAAGTGAGGTTTTTACAATCGCATATTCTGGTAATGTCGGTATACATAATGATACACCAATCTTATCTCTTGATATCAATACCACTGACGCAATACATTTACCCCGTGGAAACGTATTAGAGCGACCTACGCGAGATAAAACAGGAGATGATTTAACTTCATTGCAAGGTATTATTCGTTTTAACAATGAATATGGGCAATTTGAAGGTTTTGGTTCAAATAATCAATGGGGTGTGTTAGGTGGTGTTAGAGATGCTGACCGAGATACATACATAATAGCCGAACAAGAAGCTGGATCCGACGATGATTATTTATTATTTGTTACTGCTGGGTCAGAAAAAATGGTAATTAAAGATGATGGTAGAATTGGTATTGGTATGTCCGCACCTACCTATTATCTTGATGTGGTTGGTGATATTAGAGCGGCAAGCAATCTATATATTGGTAGCAACTTTGGTATCAATAACGAAACACCTTTTGTTACAATGGATGTCAATACGACTGATAGTATTAAGATACCAAAAGGCGATAGTTCACAGCGACCTGTTGATAACGATGAAACTGATGAAACCCACAGAGGTTATATACGTTACAATACTGAATTACATCAGTTTGAAGGTTATGGATCAAATAACAAATGGGGTGTATTAGGTGGTGTTAGAGATACCGATAGAGATACTTATATAATAGCGGAAGATTATGCCGGTGGTGATAATGATGAGCTAAAACTAGTAACAGCTGGCTCAGAAAGAATGATAGTTAAAGCCGATGGTAAAATTGGCATTGGTATGTCCGCCCCCACCTATTATCTTGATGTGGTTGGAGATATTAGAGCAGCCAGCAATCTATATATTGGCAGCAACTTTGGTATCAATAACGAAACACCTTTTGTTACCATGGATGTCAATACGACTGATAGTATTAAGATACCAAAAGGCGATAGTTCACAGCGACCTGTTGATAACGATGAAACTGATGAAACCCACAGAGGTTATATACGTTACAATACTGAATTACATCAGT